CCCATAACCATATATTACTTTTTAATGGTAAATTTGACGAGGTTAGAAATAATTCTTCAGGAAAACTTCTTTTATTAAACCAATTAATATAAAATTGATAATCGGGTACATCGTCTTGTCCAAAAAAAGCACCACAAATATCTTTTAATTTTACATCTATATTATTAGGAAATTCTCCATTATAAAATTCACGTTGGTCAATTCTTTCTATTGTTAGAGGGCCTTGCCCATATGAATCTAAGTTTATATCCTTACTTGAACCTATTGGGAAATTAGTACCCATTGTTGGGTATACAATTTCTTCCATGTCTTGTATAACCCCAGGATATGCTCTACCAAATAATGATGCAGATACTTCAGCACCTGTTTTACCACTATATGGTGATCCAGATGTTACAAAGCAGAAAGTAGATAACTCATCTTCGTCCTTTAATAATATTGCAGGAGGACCATTGCTTATTACTGTTAAATGGGCTATAAATGAAGCGGTAGTTTGGTACCCATATGTATTTGAATTAGCAACAAAATCAGACCCATACTGTGCATCCCCATAACCATTATCTGGGAGTATATCTATAAAATCTATTTGATGTGTAATATCAGTACCATTAAAGCCTGCTGCTAACCCCGTTAATGGGTATGGAGTAGCTATCCCTAAGTTTAAAAATATTTCTGATTGGGATATTGATGAGGTTAATGAGTTAAAAAATTCAACATTATTTCCTCCTTGTTCATTATATATACTAAAACTCATTGTATTAGTTGAAGTTCCAACTGTACTTGAGAATAAAACAGTACCATAATTATATTCTGCTGCTGTTAAATCGTTAGAAGAAGAATACGAATAAAATGGTAAACATGTTTCTTGTATTGAGGTGCTTATTGGTGCGTTGTATATGGTATTAAAGGGGTCAAATACACCACCTGTTCCCCCATCAAAAACATATATGGATGAACCACTTATTTTATTGTTTTGTGGGTAATCATTAGAGCCAGGATTAAAATCTCTAGCTTGTGATAATACTGTACCTTCTAGTACTTGATCTTTTTGAACTATTGGTACCACCTCACTAAATGGATCTGAAGGTGTGTTTTCAAAGTAAGTAGACATAGTTACAGCAGAAGAAACTTGTGCTGGTCTTTGTCTATTTCTTTCTAATAAGTTTTGTTTAATTACAACACCAGACGATAAACTTGTTCTAGCAGGTGTAAAATCTTCTAACATTTTAAATAATGAATTGTCAAAGAATTTAATTAACCTAACAAAATCATTTACATCATAACTATCTATATATTTTGTAAAATATTCATCCCTTAGTCTATCCAATTGAGAATATGAATACCCTGATTCTGATATTTGTCTTGGATCACCAATATAATCTCCTAAATTAAATGCACCTATTTGTGCTATAATATCATCGTTAGTTTGGTCTGTAGGTGAAAATGCTACTTCTAAATAATTTATGCTTGGATTACTTCCACTAGGGAAGACTGACTGTTGAATAGATATATAAGGAGATAATGTGTCACCTAATGGCAATACTTCTTGATCAATTTTAATTTGATCTGATATTCTGTTTTTAATACCTCCTGGTACTTGGTTTAGGTAAATTTCTTCAGTGTTTTCTATAAAATTACCTTGCACATAAAATGAACTGTCATCTCTAAATGAACTTGTTGTTACCCAAGATCCTGTTACTTTAGGGTGTATTGATGTTCTACTAGAAGTTATTAATTGTGTACCTAAATCCGCTCTAAAAGCTAAGTCTAGAGGGGTAGAATTAATTGTATTACCTTGTGTTGAATATGGGTTAACAACATAATCATAAAATAAACTTTCACTTAATGGTATATCCCAATATCTTATTTCTTGAAATGCTCCAGTAAATTGAACATAATTGTCTCCATTTAAACTATAAGTACCCTCACTAAAAGAAGATGTTTCACTTGTAGCATAATATTGCCACGTGTAAGTAGTAGAATCTGAACCTGTAAATCCTATTTTGTCACCAATTCTATTAGCGGCATATAAAATAGCCTTTTCGGAATTATTATAATCTACTGTTACCATAGCTGACCACCAACCTCCATCAAAGAAAGGTAAAGTTATAGAGGCAGTATCATTAGTATTATTAGCACCATCAGGCCAAAAAGTTAGTTTACCATATTGGTTATCAAGGGATGGAATTGACCCAGAATATGAACCTGATGTTAAACCTGTCCCTGAATATTCTAATGTAATATTAGATTTATTTTGGTCTGTTTTCCATATATTATAATAATATGGTGGTGGGTTTTGAGTTTCATCTGGTAGTCCAGGTGTCTTAAACCTAAATTGCATTGATCTTGGTGCTGTAGCACTATTTGGGAAATCTTGATTTAATACAAAAGAAGATGTTATATAACTATTAACCCCTCCATCTGCATGGAAAGCATAATTATAAACATTTTCACTATAATCCCAATCTTGAAAATCATTTCTATCTTTACCACCAAATTCATTTATTCTTAAAATAGTATCTGGGATACCATATGAAGTAATTAATGCTCTTAAACCAGCTACTGTACCCTTAGTTTTAAGTAAATATGGTATATTATGGTAAATTCGTTTATATAAACGCTTGTTAACATCATCCAATGGGACTATATCATTCGATGCCGATATTTGGGTAGTTATGTACTCATACCCAGAAGGTGTCGCAACCGCGCCACCAATTGAACCCGTCATATATGGGAAAGGGAATGTACTACCTGAAGGGGTAAGTCCTAAAAAGGATGTATATAAATCGTTTGAATTAAAATTATTTGAATACAATTTAACACCAAAATCTCTAATAGCATCTGCTACTAAATCCTTAGAAATACCATAATCTAAACGGTTATCCGCGTCAAATCTAGTGGTAATATTTTTAGTATATAACCATGTGTTATCATACTGTTGAGCAACCATATCAACGAATAATTCATATTTTTCGTTATTGGGGTCTGATCTTAAGTATTCTGGTATTGAGTTATATAGATAATCTTGGTTATTTTCATCATATTCATTTGCTCTTAAAGCTTGACCACCATAATAACTATTTTCAGGGTCTGCACTACCTAACCAGGTTTTAACTATTGTACTAGTTGTTGGTTCTAGAATGTAAGGGGGTTCTGTATTAGATTTTGGGTAGGATTTAAGTGAACCACTATTATAGTACATAAAATACTCATATCCATCAAAACCCTCAATTACCTTAGTAATTGAAGTTGTTAATTCTGCTTTACTTGCGCTATATAACCCATCAGTAGTAGGTAAATTGCCTATTTTTGTATTTGAGGATTGAATTAGCCCTACTTTATAATAAAAATTTTCTAATCTTGTCTGTGCAGAAGAGAAATGTACAAACTCTTTGTAATCTTCATAGTTTACATTAATGTTTATTTCTTTTCTATTTAATATGTTTTTTAATTGGTCAAATGAACTTGTTATATTTGTACTAAGTAAAGTATTATAATTAAAATTTTGTGACGCCTCCCCCGTTTGTTGGGTTACAGATATACTATAATTTGGTCCTTTTATTAATTGAAAGTCATTAGGTATAAAATCTTCCTCGGGGAAAGTTACTTTATATGCCTGTGGTGAAGATATTTCTTCTACTACCCATAATGTAGACTTTAAAGTAAAATTAGGAGGTAAAGGTTCATATAATTTAATTAATACTGAAGGTTCTACTTCTGTTTCAACATCTAATCTTAAATTATTAGCAATAGCTTGTTGGTCATTTCCAAAATTAAGGAAAAAATCTACAAAATAATCAGCATTTTCTCTATATTCAATAAACTCTTGTGAAGATGATATTATTAAATCAGAGGGTATTGTTGAACTTTTTAACCTAAGTTCTGTTCTGTCTGAGCTAATTTCACAAATATAATAATTTGCAAATTGGTCAGATGTTAATCTTTTTTTATAAAAATTATAGGTAGAATAAAAAGTACCACTATCATACCCAATATTTTCTAAATTTTGAGCTGGGTATAGTATAGTATCTCCTTCTATTACACTATATTCTCTTTGGTCATATATTCTTGTTTCTTCTCCTTGATTAGGAAATAACAAATTCTTCGAATTATCGTAGATATAATATTCAATGTAATCACTTGATGAAGTAAAATCTGTATCTAATATTCTAGATTCTATTAGATTATTATCTTGTTCCGAATACTCTTGATATTCAAATGTGGTTGGGTCTACTTGAACTATTGTTATGTTATTTTTTTCTTCCATATTAGTATCCTCCGCTTGTTGATGTTGATGTTGGATTTGCAGGTGAACTGCTTACAATAGTTGTATTAGTAGTGTTTGAAGCAGGACTATCTCCTACGTCTGAAACACTATCTACTATTTGTCGATAATCATCTGAATTTATTTCTACATCATCTATTGAGTTTATATCTAAACCTAAATTAGTACCCGATAAAGCTTCTGCTTTTTCTATTTGTGATTGTAATAAATCTCTTCTTAATTGGGTAATTTCTTTTCTTAGGGCTTCAATTATCTTATTAGTATCCTCAAATCCAATATATTCTTTACTAGTTTCTATTAGATATTGGTGAGAATTAGTATCTCCAAGAGCAGGGATTTCATAAAATAGATCATTATAATATTGAAAGAATTCATTAACAGTAACTGTTATTTCTAATTCCTCATTAACAGAGAGATTACCTAACTCGTTAAAGTTGGTATCAATTATTATAGGATACCCCGTTTTGGAATATACTTCTTTTGCAAGATCTATTCTTTCTTTAATTCTCTCCATGTTGTTTACCCATTAACTACTTTAAAGTAATAATTTTCATCCATAACTATTGTATTACCTTTAATATTAGTTTGGATTAATATATTATAATATCTTTCGGGTTCCAAACCATTCATATAAACAGTGAAGAAACTTCCAGTTTCATCACAACTAATTTGTGTATATTGGTTATCAAAGTCCACTACGAATTCATTAGTATCTAGATCTTTAATAGCATAATATGATTCTGAAGGTAGAGCGTTATTAACTGTGTATAAAGACCCTGTTTTAAATGTACGTACGGGAAATTCAGGTCTTACATTTAATCTAAATTGATTAATACTTTCACTATAAAATACTCCAGGATTATTATCTAAAGCAACAAATAAATCTGGTGTATCAATTACATCTAATGTCCCTGTATTATAATCAAAATCTCTCCATTTTATATCTAATTGAGGAGGATATATTGTATTTGTATCTACAGAATAATAACTTAATTGAGGTGTTATAGCACTAGAGGTAATGAATTCAAATTCATTATCCCATTTAACTATAAATCCTTGGTTTTCTATTTCAATTAATCCTGAATTTATATCTTGTGAAGATGAATACCATACTTCAACAGCAGGTCTAACACCTACTTTTAAATCTTTATTACTTCTTAAACTAAATTCTTGTGATGAGGTTAAAGCTTGTGGGATATTTGGATAACCACCTGAGCCGGTATACCAATTTCCACCACCTGCATTATTACTACCTGAAAAGGAACCTGTAATTAAAGGAGCCCATCCAGCTGTAACCCATTCATTTGAACCTGAAAAGTCAGTATATTTCCAACTTACCCCTGTACCATTAATGTTACTATCTAAATATTGACCTGTACCATTATTCCATGACCCCGAAAGAGGTGCGACAATAATGTTAGAATCTATAGTTACATTGGATGCTTTAGCAACATATAAATTTAAATCAACATCCCAAACAACACCTGCAGATGCTGTAACTTTTGCTATGTTATCAAGAACATTTACTATTTCATTTTGATCAAATTTAACTAATGTCCTAGCTACTTGTGCTGTAGGATTTAAATCTGTTACTTTATTGTTTACCTCTAATATAGGATCTAATCCTGTATTCATAGCAGGATATGCACTATATATAGCTGCATCTTTTTCTGGGAATAATTTATATATGGCCATAATTATAAGTTTACTACCCTTCCTTGTATGTCTGTGTCTGGGTATTTAAGTTCAAATATACTTGGGTCTAATGATGGGTATATTGTTCCATTTTGATTTGCTCCACTCATATCATAAGCCCATTGTGAGTATCCTGATGATGTTCCTGCTAAGTTACCAATATTAACTGTTTTTACAGTTTGTACCCCATCTAAAGTATCTAATAATACGTAAATATCAGGTACTATAATAGGTTGGTTTATTTGCCATTTATCAGTTAAAAAATAATCTTTTAAAGCCGATATACATCTTTCTATTACTTCATTACTATTAAAATTAGGATAAGTTATCACTTCAAATGAAACCCCAAAATTAATAATGAATGCATCTTTAATACTAATAGTATCACCGATCATTCTATACTGGTTTATATATGTCCTTAAATTTTGTTTCAGTGTATCCGATGCCAAATTTAATTTATTGTTAAGATTATTGGATAATACATATAAATCCAATGTAGTATTACCATCATCAGCATTAGGTTTTTGTGTCCATCCTTTTGATATAGTACCATATTTAGAGGGCATGCTTAAAGCTCTTACTAAATAATCATCTTGAGTTACATTTCTTAATTGAGTAGAAAACTGTGATATAGAGTTTTGTCTTATTTCTTCTATCGTGTCACCATCTTGACCCCCACTCGCCGCTATTTTATTATTAGCGGCAACAGTGTTAAAAATATAATTTGAAGTTGCTTGGTTTAAGTTGTTTTTATTAAAAGTAATGTTGTTATTATCTAAATTAGTAATCGTATTTGATAATACATTAGATTGAACCCCACCACCCGTATAATACCTAACTGTTAAAGTGGTATTTGTTGGTGAAACACCATAAGTATTTGTAAATATAAAATTTGTTGGGCTATAAGCTGTTGTAAGTTTATCTTGCTCAAATGGTAAACCTAAACCTACATTCATAGAATTTGGTATTACATCTTCTGTTGTATCTGCTGGGTTTCCTGACCCAAATTGAATTTGTAGTTCTGTGGGGGATAAAAATCTCGTAGCAAACCTATTTTGAACGTTTTTAGTTTGTAATAAAAATGGTGCATCCGAATCCTCAAAAGTATTAGGACTATTTACATTTGTATTTTTTAAGCTATCGTATACTAAATCTTGGGCTAAATAATCTACTTCATACCATCTGTTTCCCTCAGAATCAAATATATCTATAATACCCGCAATATTAGGGGATGTTAAAGTTACAGTTTGAAATTCTTGTGGGTTAGTAAACGTAAAACTATCTGTAGTTATAGTTCCTGAAAATGCTTTTCTAGTTTTTTGGAGTAGATAATATGAAGGTACACCAGCATTTGTTTGAGCAATAAATACCTCCGTTGTGTCCGAAGAGGATGAAACTGAAAAATCAATTGGATCTTCTATAGAAAACTTAATTGATGTACCTGTTTGGGTACTTATAGTAGTATTGGCTGGAATTGTTACTGAGTAATCATAATCAGGTATATATTCATTATCTACTAATTTAGCTGGTAGTTGTTGGTAGAATTCCATAGTGGTTTCTGCTAAACCTGTTGCCTTAGGTTTATAACCCCACATATATGCTAAATCATATAAGTTACTATTTTGTCTTGCATATTGTAAAAAATTCTCTTGAACTTGGTTATCTAAATAAAAGGATAATACATCACTAACATAAGCGGCTTGTTCAATAAACATCATACCAGGTGATGTCTCCGTAAAGTCAGTATAAGTGGTTGGGAAATAAGTCTGTGAGTAATTAATTAATTGAGACCTATACTCCGAAAATTCTTTATTTATGTAGTTTATGTTTCTTTTTATTGCCATTATGCGAAATTTAATACGAGTTCATCTTCAATAGAAGTGTTAGTTACTCTATAATACAATTGTATTGTTACTTCATTGTTATCTGTTGCTGCTAAAACATTTAATTCAACTACTTCAACATTAGGAAATTTAACTTTTATTTTGTTAGAAACATCTTCTTTTAAATATTCTAAATTATTATTTGTAATTTGTTCAAATATAAATGCTCTTAAACCCCCACCAAATCTAGGATTACCTGGTCTTTCTCCTGGGTTTGTTAAAAAATAATTAATTAAATTATTCTTAATTGATTCTGCTGTTGTGTAATTTGGAGTAAATACCCCACCTTCGTTAAAAGGTATATTAACACCTATACCTACTCGGGGTCTAGTGTCATTTGGGAATTTATTTATTGCTCCAAACGCCATATTATATCTTACCTTTCATTAAACTCATTATTTGGCTCATATCTACTTCACCTTGGGGTAAACTACCATTTGGGCTAGTTGTATCCATACTACCCATTTGTAATGGCATACTATTTGTTGTTGCTTTTATATTACCATTAGCATCAGGCATCATAGATCCTAATACACTTTGTATGTTTTCTCTCATTTCCATCCTTTTATCTTCATGCATAGGAGTTTGAGCTATTGGGTTCATAGGTCCAGGTGTTCCTACCCCAGTTAAAGGAGAAGGTGATTTAGTTTCGATAACTGTTTGTTTAGAACTACGTACAGCTTCCATAAGAATATCTTTCATTTCTTCTTGGATTGCCTCTTTTACGGCTTCCTTTACGATTGTTTTTAGTTGACTTAATTTCATATATCTGTTACTTTATTATAAATATTATATTAATATGCTTTTAAATTATTTTGTTTAATGTAAAACGCGAGTTCATCAAGTAATATTTGATCCTCAGCACTAAATGAAGGTTCACCCTCAAGGATAATAACTCCATCTGCATTTTTGGCGATTGCTCTTCTTCTATATAAATCACCTTGTTCATTACTCTGCTGTTCTGAAATTACGGGTACAACTAATAATTTAAATCCATTTACAAGTTGTAATTCTTCATTACCATCTTCTTTAGCGGCATCAGATAATGCTAAAAGTTCAGCATTGATTTCATCCATAGGTATACTACCATCTGAACATCTATTTATTAGTAAATCTACTGTTTTCATATATTTTAGTATAATAATTAAAGATATAATTAGAAATACAAGTGATATTATCAATGCTGTTTTTAATTGTTTACTAAAATCTTCAAAGTCTTTTAGTAAGTCTTCTATTCCTTGTAATTTGGATACTATATTATAAGGAACACCTACTCCTAAAGGGGCACCTAAAGGTAAAGGAATAGAACCTATGCTTATTTTTCCTATTTTAAATTGAATACTTAAATAAAGTATAAGTGCCGCTAATGCTGTATTAGCAGCTATAACCCCCCAAATTTGGTTAATTTGTCTTACAATAGAGTTTCTACGTTTAATAGCAGCCTTTAATAGGGCATTATTAGGACATTTTTCTTGTCTTTGTAATGCTTGCTCTCGTTTTGCTATACCAAATACAATCATTAAGGATATAGCTAAGGGAAATAGCTTAGTTTGACATACAAGTGCCATTTTCATTACTTGGGATTGTATTACATTTAAGGCTTTTTCTGCTGCTTCTAAAGCAAAATCCGCTGCTTTTTCTGCTGCGTTGCCTACTTCTTCTTTAATTTTTTGAGCAGCTTGTTCCGCCGCGATATCTAGATTAATTAAAGATTTTATTGGAAGTGTTTGTAATACTTCATTTTCACCTGTAATTAGAGTTTGGATAGCAGGTAGATATTTTTCTTTTTGATATAGTACTATNGGTTTAACTAATATTTTATTATTTAAGTTAGGTAAAGCAGGTACACCAAATCTTATAGTATATCTACCTTCGGCATCTGTTTTTATTTTCTTTTTACTATCTTTATCGTGCTTATATTTTATTTTACCCTCATCATCCCTAGTTTCAATCATAGGGTATAATAATAATTCAGGTTGTACCTCAACACCAACAAGGGGATCACCAGTCTGTTCATCAAATACTCTACCTTTAGTAGTAAAAGTTAAAATTACTGGTTTGTATTTTTCTTTTAATTCATCAAATAATTCTTTGTTATTATCTAATTTTTGTTTAAAAGCTTCAACATCCCCTTTTACTGCTTCTGCCTTAGCAATTAATGCTTTTCCCTTATCTGTTTGTATAAATTGACCAGCAAGGTCTAGAAGGGTATTTTCTAAATCTTCATTCCTTTCCATACTATGTTATTTTTACTTTTTTAGATAAATAATTAGGTAAAGCTTGCCTTATAGTATCAATGTTACCTGATGTTAAAGTTGCTTGTGCCTTTGCTATTGAAAGAGCAGGTTCATTTTCTAGTGCCTTACATAGAAGTTTTAATTGAACTAATAGAGCATCAAATTGTATATTAAAATCATCACCTTTAACCGCGGATTGGTCTGCCATTTCAGTACCTACTCTTACTATACCTTTTTCAGCTATTATATTTACATTTCTAGTTTGGGATTTTAACCCTGCATCTAATCGAGATTCAGCTACTATAGATTTATGTGAAGATAAAATTATACTATCACTTATAGAGTTAAATAATAACCTACCTGAACTTAGTATTATTTGAGGTTGATTATATGATTTAGGGGATTTAACAGGGGGTGAAGTTATTGTAGAAAAGGGTACTGTTGATGCCTCACCTGCTGCTGTTATAGAAGTTGCTACTTCAATTGGGATTTTTTGGGTAGAAGTTAAATAAATAGAAGTTAAATCTTTGTTTATATCTTCTACTTCAGGAATATACCCTTCAGAACTACCCGATATTGGTTGTCCATTTCTAAGTATAGAAATAGGGCTTCCATTTTCTCCTGTTTCAGACCAATTATTTTGTTTCCCTCCTGTTTTAGAAGTATTTCCTAATCTAATACTGTTACCAAATCTACCTTCAAATATATTATCACCGGCAAATGGTAAAATAGGATGGATATTTGCTTTTTCAGAAAATGTTCCTTTACTATTACCATTTAAATTTACTTGAGTAACTGTTTCAGATTGTTTTTTAGTACTACCTGCTAATATATCAAATATACTTTTATTCATAGGAGGAGCAACTTCCGTATTAGTAAATACATTATCAGGGTAAGGATTAACATGTTGGTTATTCCATAAAGCTACAGAATTTACATAATAATAAGTAGATGTTCCTGAGGTTTGTGCATTTGAAGTTGCAGGTCCTTTAAGTATTAAAACTAATTCATTTACTAAAGGATAACTTTTAATTTGAGAATTTAATGGAGTAGCAAAAGTAGTATTTTCTTCAGATTTAACAGAAGGATTTATAACTTTATCTAATTTCTGGAATTTAATAGAACCAATACCTCCCCATTCACCTGTATTCTCAAATAATTCTGAGTTTGAATTTATTGATATATCTATTACTCTAGCTAGAAAGAATTCAGTACTAATATTTTCATTTGAAGAAAAATTATTAGAGGAGGAATTATTCCTAGAGGCCTGTGATGAAGCAGATGCTAATTTTGAAAATCCAGTTTTTAACATTATTTATTTTTCTTTTCTTCATAGCTATCAGTAAGTTTATCTAACTCAGCCATTAATTGTGCCTTTTCTTCTTCAGTAATTCCACCTACTTCCTCACTTGAAGAATTATTTACAACCCGTTGTATAATAGTGGCCATTTTAATTAGTTGTTCATCATTACGAACTCCAATTTCCATATATTCTTTAATAAGTGGAACAATTAAAGTAGCATCACCTATATCACTAATAAGGGGTTTTAATTCTGAAATTAATCCTGAAATTTGTTGTTGTTTTGTTTTTTGGTTATCGTAAATTTCACTTAATATATCAGAAAATTTCTTTTTGCCAAATACAACGCTGTCTAGTGCTCCCATAATATTGTTTTATTATAAATATGGATATAAGAAGGATTTAGAATCTAGCGTAACCATTTTCTAGATAGAATATATATTGTTCCTTAAATATACTATGAAGTTTATCAGCTATTTTGGTAATTTTAGGGGTTTTTACATCTATAATTTCACGAATATATATGTATAGTGCTTTTTTATTAAAAACTTCTAATGTTTCCCTTTTTCTAAATAACTCAAGGATGGCATCTGCTATCTGTGCATCGTTCTTTTTAGGAAATAATTTAAATATATTTGCTGTAACATGGTCTACAAATATATCAATATAATTATCTAAATCTGATTTTATAATCTCATCACCCATTTTATATGTGTGTGTAGAGTTTTCCCCAGTTAATACATCAACAGGTACTTTTTTAATTTTTTTATTATAATTTTTAGTGTTATGTAAGATTAACCAACGTTTAACTATCGTACCAAAATACGAGTAAGCTTTAGCTCCTCGTGTTGGGTCAAATAGGTGAATTTTAGATAATAAAAAAACAATTATCTCGTGTTGGAGGTGTTCTAAATTTTCTACTTCTGTATGGTAGAATTTAAAGGTATGAATTATATTCTGGGTGAGTTTGAAGAAGGGGTAATGTATTTCTTTATCGTATATATTACTTCTAACTTCAAAATCAGGTTCGTTATTGTATCTTACAATAGCTAATTCAGTATCATGGGTAAAGTAGTTTTTACTCTTAGGTCTTCTTTTCTTTTTTATAGGTTCCATATGTTTTATTAGTCGATTCTAAATCGAGATAAACTTGTTTGTAATACCTTTATTTGTTTAAAAAACCAACCTATTTCATCATCACTTTTAAATGTACCTTTAGTATCTATTTCTTGTAGACGTTCATCAGCTGAATTTAATTGTTTGGAAAATTCCCCGATAAAGTTATTTTGATTAATTATTATATCTAACATTTTCTCATTCTTCTTTAATAGGTTGATGGTCGTAAATCCTAAGACTACGACCAAAATCCCTAAAATACTAAGTGCTATATATAATATCATAAACTATCTAACATATTTTTTAATCCTGGGCTCTGTATTGATTTAAGTGCCTTAGAATTAATGGGTGATTTTTTATTGCCACCCAATGTATAATTTTTCTTTGGCTCTACCACGCTATTCTTAGAGAACTTTGGTAACCATTCAATTTCAAATTCAATACGCGCAGCCATCATGTCTGCTTGGTGTAAAATAAATGGTAAAGAAGTACGTGGTTTTTGTTCTGGCATGAATGCTTTGAGATATTTTTCATTAGCAGCATCATATAAACCATCATGTGTCTGAATAGCAATCATTTCATTAAAAGTGTATTTAATATCATGTTGCTGAAGTAGAAATAACCCACGATCTGGGACAGATGAGAAAGGTAATGCCTTATTAAACATATAATCTTCACCTAATTTATCACGTCTCCAATTATCTGTCTGAGGGACATATGCTTCCTCAGTATCAGATCCCATTTTACCTAGGTCATGGTTAATCGCCGAAAATACCAATTCTTCCTGGGTAAATGTCGTCATATCACAACCAAACCCTTCCCATACAGCGGACATGGATAAA